CCTTGGAAGCAAAACGCAGGGATTTTGTGATGTTAATCACATCATCTCTGATAATAACAGAAGATAGAGGCAAAGATCCACTGTGCTGTACTATCTGCGTACCGTAGTAGAATGTGTTGTCGATGTTTCTCGAATTATTTTCGCCCTGACTCGATCCAACTGCGTCTGGATGGTTTTCAATACCTGTCACATAGTGTTGTATTATGTCACCAAAGGTAAAATCAGTAAAATTTTTATTATAAGGATTGCTAGTTGTAGAAATAGGCACGTCCCAGAATCCAAAATTGCTCGAAGTTGCTGTTGGACTGAAGGTTTTTATGCTAATCAAACTGCCTTCGGTTTGCTTGTCAGTGAATACCACAAACCGGGATTGATTTTGATTTTGCAATGTATATTTTGTTGTCTTAACCCCATTGACACTTACTTTGACATCAAGGTCTGTCAACGCAGTCACATCATTCCAAGATCTGATTTCAAATTTTGTTTGTTGATCAGTTGATTCATAATTCTCAATCTTGTATTGTTGATTGCTTATTTTTGTCTTAGCAAAATTGTTTTTCAATACATATGAACTGTCAGAATTCACTTTCAAAAAATATTTTCTCACAGGGTCTTTAACAAGATTGCCTAAAGAATTAATGTAATTGAAAACTTCACTGTTAAATTTCTCATTTACTTGTAAGTCCGTCAACAATCCAAATCTTTTATAGATTACATTTGTGCCGTACTCTGTGTCCGGAGTGCCTTGGGTTGATGTTGCAATTTCAAACAATGTCGAACCAGTAAAATTTGTGCTGTTGAACACCGTGGAATCACTGAGAGAAACACCATTTCCATTTACAATATCAAATAATGGTTTCTGTTGTACTCCAGTTTTTGCCTGTGATAATTTCCAGGTGCCATTGGTGTAATGATAAGTTTTTCCTTTGAATGATTCACCATCTGTAGCTACGATGCTTGTATTTTCTTCCACTGTCGTTGAATCATCATCTAAGTGAATTACTTGAGTTCCATTAGGTAGTGCATCGAAATGCACTGTAAAAATTTTATTTCTCTGTTCAGGGTCGTTGATAAACACAACTGTATCATTGGCTTTCAAACTTGTCTGATCTACCCTAAAACCTGTTGTGCCTTGCACTTTTGACAACGCATCAGTGACCAAGGTATCAATGTACGTGACCTTTTTGAACTTGGTGCCGTGATTGAACAACTGCAAGTCTGGATCGAATTCTATAATCGGACGTTTGGCTCTTAGAGCTTCCGTTGTTTGTGTTGGTGATAAAGGATTCTTTTCGTTGCTCTTGTTGATAACATCTATGTGAAACCATCTATTTGCTCTAGACCAAGCATTTTTATTAATGGCCGATTTGCCTATGGTCCAATAATCCTTGTTGACTGACACACCTTCAGAATTATCAAATCCCACTGTGTCAAATCCCACAATGCCCTTTTCGTCAAAAACTTCTCCTGTGTCAACACCATAGGATTCAAAAACATTCAAGTCATTGATATCCACCAACCTAATGCCAGTGCCCACCATCTCACAGTACATTTTTTTAGAACTGTAAGTTGCAGTGACATCATTAGTAAACCTTAATTTCATACCAGTGGTGTATTCTAATCCAGTGCTGTCAACAAATTTGTTTACTCCCACAATAGTCTCTGCTGGATCAAACTTTTCTATATTGAGATCTTTTACAATTAATCTTCCCTGCATATCCTGGTGATGTTCACACTGATAAAAAATCACTGTTTCATTTGTTGTGGAAGAATCAGATGCAGGAACTTTGAGCGTTACGGTTCCTTTGTCAGTGCCATTATTTGTAACATATGAGTCATCGAACTGGTCACCAGTACCTGTACCATATTGTGTTTTGATATAAAAATTGAAACCTGGAGAATCTATGACAAAGTTGTAGGTGTTGCCTTTGTAGACAACAATGTCTGGATTGTCGGTTGTTTTGTTATTGAACTTCCAGGCAGATAATTTATTGTTGGTTACATTGATTGTTATTTCACAACCGGGACTACCAGGCAATGTTGTGACAGACGATGGACCGTCTTTTAACCAATAGTATTGTCGATAGTTTACAAACTTATCTGCATCAATGGGGGGTGCGTATGAATAAAAATCTTCATTCCACAACTTCTCGTGATTTTTCTTTTGCCCGCCCTGAGCATCAATCTCATTGACTACATCAATGTAAGGTGCAATGAAATCTGTGTTCCCTCCATCCGATGCATAGGATACAGCAGGTTCTAATTGATAGTTTTGCCTCTCTGCTGTAAGTTCAGCAACATAGTTGTCTTTAGATCTGTATGTTGGTTTATGTCTCTTTCCTATAAAGGAAGAAAGTTTTACCAAAGCAGAAGGTTCTACTAATTGATCTAGTGTTGCTGATAGGAACTTTTTGTTTGTGTCTGTTTGAAATATTTGCGGTAATAATTTACTTGTAGACCTTGTTGAAGATGACATTAATAGTAACCCCCAACATTGCCACTGGATGTTCCAGACGATGTTAATCCACTTGTATTAGTAGAAGAAACAGTGCTGTTTGAAGTAGTTGTTATATCAACTGTATCTGTAGATGATACAACATTACCTGTGGCTTTAAGTTTTTCTGCTGTGATCGATGTTATTACTTCAACATTATCAACAGTTGCAGAAGAAATTAATATTTCGTTGTCTTCAGATCTAACTTGGAACAATGATCCAAATCCGCTTGAAGATTCCGCAGGAACAATTACCACGCTCAATACATCAGGAGCAAGTTGGTTGTGTAAGTATGCCGCTAGTTCTGTAAAATAAAAAGTGTCGCCAAAATCCCAAAGTCCTAATGAAAAATAATTGTTAATTGCCTGAATTAGGTTGGATTTCAATTGATTATCACTAGCATTAGTGTTTGGATTTTTGACTACTTTGAATGTGGCCTGTAGATTTGCTTCTGCGCCAGGACCAAACAGCAGTTTATATTGACCAGGATTGAATATCACTTGGTCTGATATACTTTTTACATTATCCAATGAAATACCATATTGATTGTTGAGATCATTTATGGTTGGAGCACTTGGTTTAGTTCCTGATTGATTTTTCCTTAACCAATTTCTTAATTCATTGTCATAACTTTTAGTCATTACATAAATGTCCACGATGTTAGACACCGCTGGATCTATTCGTCTAGTTCTAGGTGCTCCGTGTTTGTATTGATAAAGAAGATTATCTCTACCACGGTATGCTGAATATCCTGTAACTGTCGTAAGCACACCAGTTGTGGTACTGTACTGTTTAAAAGTGTTTGTGCTGTAAAAATAGAATTTTTGCGAATCGCTGTAAATGGTGTAATCAGATATGCTTGACTCTAAATCAGTTACCACAAATTCTGAGTTCAACACTGGATCTTTGTCTGTAATGCCATTTCTTGTAACGTCTTTGAAAAACACATATTTGTATCCTACCTGTTGCAATGGATCTACAACTAGTTCGAATAAGTCTGGGTTGTCAACAACTCCATCGTCGTCGCTGTCAAAGAATCCAACCTGAACTTTTCTAGTATCATTATATCCATCTTCGCCTGGCACGTTTTTGTAAATTTGCCAATCATAGTTATAATTCAAAATTGCTGATAGATCCGGTCCGGTATTTGTTTTGAGAATCCTAATTTTATCTTTAATAGTTTTACCTGTTTCAGGATCAAATATTTTCACAGATTCATCAAAATAAAATTTATTTCTATTGTATGAGTGGAAAATATATTTGGTTGATCTGTATGTTACTGTGTAGCTAACACCGTTGGTTGAAAATTTAACCAACCATGATGCATCCAATTGAGAGTTACTAGTATCGCCTTGGTTTTCAAGACTAAAATCGCCACTACTTAGATTGTCTTCTGCAATCACTGACCAAGTTCTCTCAGCAGGATCATATGTTAATCCAAAGTTTTTGTAAGCTACCACATTGTCTATGATAGTGGTTGCAAGTGTGGTGCTGATACTATCAACAAACTCAGGAATAATTTCGCTTAGTATTGCAGTGCTTGGCACTAAATCATTAAGTACCACAGGACCTGTGCCGTCGCCAAGATTACCTTGACCTCCATTTGAACCATCACCTTCAATCGAAACTACTTTACACCAAATTGAATCTTTGGATCCTGGATGTCCTGCCGCGCCTGCCATAAGTGTGCCATTATCCATAAAGTGGTAACCACTTGGAGCAGTAAATTTTACTAAAGAGTCTTTTGTGATATATCTTAAGTTGGATGTTGTCTGTGTTCCAACACTTAGCGGGTCGGTGTCCTTAAAGTAACCTGTGCAGTTGTTTGTAGCTTGTGTGCTTTGGTTCCAAGTTCTGTCTGTTCCACCAGATTGTCTTGGAAATTTTCTATAATAAAATTGTCTGAAATCATCATTTACAAACACATTGCTCAAAGTGGTATTGATAACCTGTTGAACATCATCTCTGGTTGTAAATTGAAAATCAAATGTTTGATCTTTTTCATCTCTGTATAATATACCGTCATCCGCAAAAATATCTGTTTGTGAATACACTCCTGTAGGATCAACAATATCTAAAAATCTTGAGATACCTGAACTAATCCTTAATTGGGATTTTGCTTTTGCGATAGATGGATTTTCAATCAATGGAGTAATTTGATAATCTTCAGCAGTAATCATTCTATTGTTAGTGTAATATGATTGTGGTGCTAAAGTTTTAATTTGATTCAAAGATTGTGACGCCTGTGCATTTGTCACAGTATTTTGCAATGACGCATTCAATGTAAGTGTGTTGACCTGACCCGATCTTCCTAAATATTCCACCTCAATCGAAACATTTGTTAAGTCGCTAGGCTGAATCTGATATGTAAGTCCATTACTTTTTCTAAACACACATTGAAAAGTGCCTTTTGGTAAAGTGCCATACACGCCATCACTGAAAACTAGATCAATTTGATCATTGGTTTTTGTTACAACTGAAAACTGATTGTTAACATTGTTTGCCAATGAATTGTAAATTACATTGTTACCTGTAATAGCAGGAACTTTTGTCCAACGCTCTGTGATTACTCCGCTCGAATCTAATTTGAACAACCAGACATCATTGTTGTTAATGTTGTTGGATGTAATAGTAACTTTTGTGTTAGGTGCTGGTTGAGTGACTGTAAAATTTTGTTGTGAAATTGCACCTTGAACAAACTTTAAAAAGTATCCTGTGTTTTTAGATCCAAATCCTTGTGAGTCATTTTTATATATGAATGAAAGAGCGTTTCCAGGTACTGGTGCTTCCTCATACAAGAACTTTTCGTTTAAAAAACTGACTGGAGCAATTTCAAAAGGCATATTCACTCCATTAATGTTCCTTGTGAATTGATAGATGGGTGTGTCTAAGTTTGTAGAATTAAATCTATATAGTTCGGTAGGAGTGCCTCCTATGGTGTCTTTAGCTTGTGGCTTTCCAATAAATTGTTCTTTGGGCAAAGATGCATTCAATACAGCTGTGAATTGCTCTTGCCAGTTATCATTTGTAAGGTCATTCCATAAAATTGGTGTGTTGGCAAGATTTTGACCGTTTGCATCAAACACTGTCTCTGTGGTTGAGATTGAATTGATTTTAAGATAACCAGATGCTGGAATATTTCTTTTTGGCTGAAAGGATATCAATCTTGCCAATCTTAGCACAGATTCTTTTCTTTCAGCAAGATCAATAAAGTTCTCTCTAGCATTAAGATCTACTCTGTAAGAAATGGATTGACCAACATATGCAATCAAATCAATGAGTGCAACGAACTCTGAAGAATCAATAAAATCATTAAAAGACTCTGCATAGTTTACTTGAAGATAGTCAATTAACGTTCTTCTAATCGTGTCGAAATCATAAGCTTTGAAATTGGTTTGGCTAAAAGTTCTGTACAGTTTTTGCCAAACTGTTGTTGCTAAAAGTGTATTTTGTCTATTGTCTACAGCCATCGTTAATATTTATAGATAAAAAAAAGTACGCACTTAATTTTATCCGGTTGGTGTTAATGTTGATGCTCCTGAGAGCAATCCTTGGTTTTGATCAAACAAAAGATTGACTTGTTCTGATATACCATATCCTATGTAAATTAGTGTCATAGTAACCTGGACACCGTGTTCATATTCCTGCACTTCTATTTGATCTATTTGCACACGGGGATCATAATTACCCACTGCTTCGACATCGCTGATAATGGCATTTTTTGTGTCTACATCCAACGGATCAAACAGATACTGCCATATATTGGTGCCAAACTCCGGATTTTCTAACTTTTCACCTTTGCGGATGTTGAAATGATTGAGTAAATCCTGTTTGACCAGTGCTATATCATAAATTTTGGTCGACGAAAATTCTCCATTCTGCGTGGTGAATCCTTTGAATATTTGACTCTGTGTAGTGTTGTTTGTTATTATTGCCATTTTCTATATTTAACCTCCTGCAAAAACCGTGGGAGATCCACTTGTCATTGCTCCTGCATCAGCCGAGTCACCTATTCTTCCCAATGCTATTCCCTCAACATATACCGTGGTGGATCCAACATTAAGATAAGCAACGTGCGGAGCACAGGCCGGCGCAGGTGGAAATGGGTGTGACACTGTGGGTGCACCTACTACTGCCACAAGTATTCCGTTAGCATACACTGATGATTGGTTGGCACCACCTAGAGTTGTGGTTGCCGCACAGGTATGACCAGTGCTCAACGAATCTCCTATCCTAACCACAGCAGGCATTAAGTGATCTCTCTTTCATCCAGATAGGTCTCAACATCAGTTTTTTGTGCTGTGGTCCTATCACGTCTTTTGTTTTCGTGTTCTGCATAAGGTTCGGCAGTAGGCACCCTTTTGGTTGTTGATAAATTCCTGTGTGCACCTTTGTTTGTGAAATAAGTTTTTTCCGTAATTACGTCTGAACCGACCACACCTGATGCAACTTTTCCTGAAGTGTTCATATGTATTTCGTTGCCTGTGTTTACCAGAAAGTCGTTGCCGGCATAAGTTTTCACATCAGTGTTTACTTCGATCAATCCGTTGTTTGCGTACAATCTAAAATCACTATTTGCTTTTTGATCAAGATTCACTAAAGCAAAAATATCAATGTTTTTACCCTGCACAGATACCCTACCTGTGTCGGCGTTTGGAAAACTGTTTACTAACCCTGCTTCGTCGTTGTTGGTTCCGAGTGCAGTCAAATTGATGTTTCTTCCTGCTTCGATGTTGACATCTCTGTCTGCTACAAAATTAAAATCTGCTTCTGTTCTCACAGACACACTGTCTTTGGCATAGATATCAATCTTGCCGTCTTTTGAAAATTCTATCCATGAAGTTCCATCTGTGTTTGTGATGTACACTAATCCTTCTGTGTTGTGCAACAGCAGTTGTGCACCACTCCTAGTTCTCAATCTTATGAGTTCATCTTTAATGGCTTCCGTTATGGTGTTGTTTACTTTTTTGGCCGGCGTTCCGTCATCCATCACAAATGTGTGTCCTCCCAATCGAGAATGGGCCACTTTAGCTATTGTATTACCCGGCGCTGGTCCGCCGCCGCTAATGATTCTTCCGTGTCTATTGATGGATTCTCTGGCAGATGTCTGTTGCCCTTCAAAGTCTATCGGTCCTGGTGTTGATATACCAAACACCTGTGACGGTGTTTCTCTCCTTGCGGATGCTGATGTTAATCCTCTGATGTCATCAGATTCCAATCCTTGGGCAATCAATGAATCTGCGTCATATGGATTTACCGGTCTTGTGAATATGGCTATGTCATCGTCATAGTTCGTGTTTTGTTGCACCGGTCTGTCATTGTCTGCCAATGCCTTTCTATTGCCTTCAGCAACCGGAACTCTTTTGAGATTTAATTCATTCTTGTATTTGGCATTATGATCGTTGTCACCTACATATCTTTCATCAATGGGATTAACAGCTTTGCCCGGAGTCATATGGTTCATATATGGTTCAGGAACACATCCTATCCAAAATCCATTATTCCTATCACCATTAGCAAATATCACTAAAACGGCTGTGTCAATGTCCGGTGGTACCATCCAAAAACCGTATGATTTTTGTGTGTTTGCATATCCAACTTTTTTGTTGGTGTCTGACAGCGGAGTCTGGCCAGCGAATGGCGAACAGTATCTCACGGTCACTGTCTGTGCCAATGGAGACAGAGCAGACTCGTCAAATGGTCCATGCAGTTCAGGAATCCATACATCCAATCTGCCCATCCTAAGCACGTCGGCTGAATTTTTTATGTATGCTATGTATGGTCCGGGAAACTGTTTTATTCTTTGCTCAAAGCTTTGGTCACCTGGTGCACCTCCACCTCTTCTCACTTCGGCCATTATCTATTACCTCTCAGGAAAGGCAATCTACTATCGTTCCTCGGGGAAGAATTGGTGGTGTTGCTGTTGGAGAATGGGTGGACCTCGACATTGTCTGTGGTGCTGATGTTTTTCTCTCTAAACACTGGATGACCATTGAATTTCTTTGTTGGTGCTTCAATATTCTTTTTAACTGAAATGTTGTAGTTTTCATTGTTTTTCAACAGTGGATGTTTATCAGGGGCCTGGTTTAAAGTTTTTTCCGACACATCTTTGACCGGACCTTCCGTGTCGCCAAACTCTACCGAAAATTCAGGCCAAACATTAGGCACGGTTGGACCGTCTAGTGCTTTCTTGTTGCTCATTCCTGCTTTTGAATAGGGTTTGTATTTTTCATAGTCTATGCCTTGTGCTTTCATCCGTATCATTTGTAGATTCTGCATAAAAATTCCACCCTCAAACCTTGATTCGCACAAGAATACTTTATATATGCCCTTGAAAAACGCCGCATTATCAATATTGAACAGTCCCTTTGCATCATTGATGTCCGACGGCACCCTGAAATTCAGTCTGATAAAAATTTCTGTGTCGTCTGGCAGTACAGAATTGTCGCTGTAGACATTGGATCCACCCTCCGACTTGCCCGACATATCATTGGCCAACACAGACTTTTGTTCTATCCAATATGGATCCCCAAGAATGTTGAGGTTGGCTACCAACAAGTCAGCATTTGGATTTTGCAGTATTTGATCAAACACTGTGGCCATCCCCAAACCTTTGGCCTGTTGATCTGGCAACAGCTTGCCTATTGTGTTGTTGATCGGTATCACATTGGTGTCTGTAACTCCTCCACTTGCGCCACTGGCAGATTTTGATTTGTCACTGTTACTGGCATCAGATTCTCCTGATAACTTTTCATTGTCGGGATCATTGCCCGAAGCATCGAAATAAGGAATGGGTTGGAAATATGCAAACTTGTAATTGATATCAAAATCAAGCACATCTTTGTTCTGTCCTGTGTAAAGGTAATCGTAGGTCCTAGATGCTTTGACGTTTGATATCAAATCTTCATTGCTCTTGTAATTAAAGTGTTGTTTGGAAACTCTTTGTGTCCGCACGATGTATTTTAATTTGTATGCTGGCCTACCGGATCCATTGTCTACATTTTTTATTTCCAGTTTTGTAAAAAGTCTCAAACTTGTGGTGAAACCATCGCCGTCAAAATCTACCAAATTGTTGCTGTCATCAAATTTGTTTCTATAGTATTCACTTTCAACCACTACTTTGTTGATGAAGTCTATTATGCTAGAACCTTTGGCTATGGTGACTTTTCTTCCAGTTTGGCCGGGAGGACCATCGGACCTTAGTATCGAAATATTTTTTACCCTATTAGATGATGCATTTTTATCATACCCAACAGGTGATGTCAGTACATCCTCACTGCCAGGGGCAATCAATTCGTATTCATCCGGAGTGATTACTATACCATCTTTTTGCTTTCTTAGTTGAACATCTGTATATCGTTCAAAAAAACTGTTGACGATTTCTCCCACTGTGTTGCCGTAACAGTTAATATCTTCGCTGACGAAATTATAGACATTGTTCAATGCCGCATATTGGGCTGGTGCCGCCTGAATCCTGTATGTAGTGACTCCTGCATCGACCTGCATATCAACATTGTAGATATGGATGGGTATGTTCCTTGTAGAATTAGGAATATTGTTGGTTGCAATATTTTTATCGTTGTATCCTTTGAAATCAATTTTTAGATTGTATATTGCATTGAATTGATTCAGATAACCTTGCTGTGCCGCTGTGGCTATAAGCGTATCAATGAACTTGACTCCATAGGGTTCCACGACATCAAACAAAATTTGATATGCTGTTGCAGTGCCTGATATTTCAGTGGGTGCCACCGTGTTCCTTATTACAAGATTTTCAATGTAGTAATCTAGGCCGTCTGCCGTTGCTCCTCCACCGCCGCCGGATTTAGCGATTAAAACACCATCGTGGTCGTTGTTATGGAATTGATCAACATTGAGGCAAGACAATGAAAGCAGATAATTGTATGGTTCGTAGTTGTGAAGCACATTTGTTCGAGGAAATTTATCCGAACTGTCTATGCCAACATTACTGGACTCTGACGCCAGCTGGCTGGTAAAATTCTGAAGTTTGCCAAATGCATCGCCGACATAGTCAACACCGATAGTGCCTTCGTTCTCATTGATCATATTATTGAATGCACCAAAATCATTGGATGCACTGATCTCACCGATCTTATCACTCATCTCATTGAATTTTTGTATGGCTTCCTGGTCATCAAAAACCATTCCTTCCTTGATGGACACTGATTTCATTTTGTCCACTGCTTGTTTGAAAAAATCGGCATCCAAGGAAGATTCCGACGGCAGTGCTTTTGCTCCAAACTCGTCTCCGAGAGCTTTGAAATCTACACCCGTCGATCCTGCAATCTTGTTGGCAAAGATATTAAAGGCATCAGCAGATGTCATATTTGATGTTAACCCACTATCCCCTTTGAACAGATTGCCTAAGTCAGAACCTTTCAGTTTGCCGAGAGCTTCATTTTTGTATGCATCTAGGTCAATGCCTGTGCCAGTGTCTGGAATCGACACATTGGACAGTTTGTTGGTCAAGTCATCAAAAATATTCCTTTTGCCTTGTTGACCCATTGGTTTATATTCCTAAGTATTTTTCTAGTGTAGGTTTTTTTGGTATGTAAATTATAGATCCTGCTGTGAACCCCCAAATAGGATCAGTGATTGCGTTCATATTCCTATGCATAAAGACCCACCAAAGTTTGGCTGATCCATAAAGGTCATATGCTAACAGATCGGGTCTATTTTCATAGAAAGAATCAATTTCGTACTGTATATCATCTGGTTCGAAAGGAAACAGCCTCTTGCTGAGATAGCCAAGACTTTCGTTGCCCACAGCTGTATTCGAATATGGCGAGTGTTTAGAATAAGACATTAGATAAATCCATCCTTGGCCAAGTTTCCTTGTGCAAATGATTTGAGATCAAATTTGGACACTTTGTTTCTAGAGTACACCGGAACAACCTGTATGGTGATCTGAGAATCTGTCGGCACATAGTTGAACACTCCTGATTTTTCAACCTGTCTTTGTACAGCAGGACTTTGAGCGTAATTTACACTAGGTGGTCCGCCTTTGAATGTTGGAGATTCTAAAACTTCATCCGCTGTCTGGGTTGGTACATTCACTGCTATATAATCAACATCTTGTCTAAGATCTGTTGTAAAGTTAGTAATGATCACCGGCACGTCTTTGAAAATGTAATCACCATATCCATTGAGTTTACAAATGGGCGGTGGATTTCCAACATTGTTGCCTTTGCCATAATACATTTTGGTCACTGTTCTTAGGAAGTGAAGATTGCTCAAATATTTCAATCCATCTTCCTGATTCATTACCGGAAAAGATCCATTAATGGTCATCGCATCTACTTGTGAATTTTGATATGCATAATATGGATAATTGTTGTGCAATACTGCCCTAGCATCATATGATGCAGAATGCGACATAAAGATAGCAGGTGTTGTGGGAAAACGTAATCCAGGATACTGTTTTTCTTTACCAGCCGGAGCAAGTATATTTGAATCAGCCATCAGTTCATCAAAAGTTCCTCGTGGCAATGAAATAGTCACTCCCCAATCTTGTGTTGCACTAGGAGTTGCTACTTGGCTAGGCAGTGCAGATTCTTTTCTGCTGAATATTCCACCCAAAGGCAGTCCTGCCGCCGATAATCTAGAACCAACTGCTCCTGCTAAACCAGTCACAGCACCTGTCTTGCCTATAACTTTTTTGGCGAAGTTTGTGCCCTTGTTAAGAAAATTTGTAATCATATTAAAATATTTATTGAAAAAATTAACTACATATATTATAATTGTAACAACAAACACAGAAATAACATCAAATGCCAGTAAAATACCTTAATAACAGAGATATGCTTAAACAAATTCATTTAAGCAAGAGCACTTATTGTAGTTTTATAGACGATGATAGTGTAAATTACGACCTTATTGTGCCTACAATACAAAAAATCAATGTACGTACAGTGGCACAAGCAAAAAGAGATCGAGCAAAGAAATTAGAAAAAGAAACCGGCGAAAAAGTAAATCCTAAAAATATACAAAAGCAGGATCTTGTCTTTAGGGTGATGACCTATGATCACATACCAAATTCTAAACGCAAAAACAAACCAAAAACTGTTGCTGAGTCAAAAGCAAAAGTAAACTTTCCGCCTTTCCAACATTGGCGGTATGACGACAAAGATAAACTGGTGTGTGTAGGAAAATCTCATTGGAAGGGTGGAATGAGCAATGGACATTTTTCTCCTGACCACGGAAAGATGACCAACGAACTAGCAAAGATGTTTTTACTGCTTACACAAAGATATGGCACCAGAGGCAACTGGAGAGGTTATACCTATAATGATGAGATGCAGGGACAAGCGTTGGTCCAATTGTCACAGATTGGTTTACAGTTTGATGAATCCAAATCTGACAATCCGTTTGCATACTACACAGCGGCCATAACAAATTCTTTCACAAGAATATTAAATGTGGAAAAGAAAAATCAATCACTGCGTGATGACTTGCTACAAGAAGCAGGAATGACGCCTTCTCATACCAGACAGATCGAATGGGAGATCAAACAAAAGAAAGAAAACAGTTAGTGCTATTCCAATTGGCACTGTCGATTGGTTACGTGATTTTGGTTTATCTCTTTATCATCATGATATTGGTTTGGTGGAACAAACAAAAAATAGACTAGACTTATTTTACATTATACATTATAATATGTTCAATGCAGACATTTAAACGTGCGGCCGTTTTTACTGACATACACTTTGGGAACAAAGGCAACTCGCGTCAGTTCAATCAAGACTGCGAACGATTCGTTGATTGGTTCATTGCTGATGCCAAATCCAAAAACTGTGAGACATTCATATTCATGGGTGACTGGCACCACCACAGAGCAACCATCAATATAGACACACTTGGCTATTCTCTTAGGGCAATTGAAAAACTTGCCAATGCATTTGAGCAAAATTTTTTCCTTGTGGGCAATCACGATTTGTACTACAAAGACTCTCGCTCAGTAAACTCGGTAGAATTTGCAAAGCACGTAAAAAACTTAAACCTTATTCTGGAACCATTGTACTTTGAGGATTGTGCGTTTATCCCATGGTTGGTATCAGAGGAATGGAAGCAACTCAAAGATCTACCAGCAAAGCCGTATGTGTTTGGTCACTTTGAGTTGCCACACTTCCTTATGAATGCAATGGTCAGTATGCCTGACACGAATGAATTGAAGGCTGAAGATTTCAATCATCACGGATATGTGTTCTCAGGACATTTTCATAAACGTCAAGTGAAAGGCAATATACATTATATCGGCAATGCATTTCCGCACAACTATTCAGATGCAAACGACTTTAGACGTGGATATATGATGTTAGAACACGGTGGTGATCCTGTATATTATGACTGGCCTGATATGCCTGTCTATCAAACATTAAATCTAAGTGAGATTTTACACAACTCCAAAATTCTTAAGAAACGTGCTTACGTAAGAGCAGACATAGACACAGACATCACGTATGAAGATTCTAATTTTATTAAGGATACGTTTTTGTCACAATATAAATTGAGAGAACTAACTTTTATCCAACAACGCGACATCACGCAATATGATTCCACAGAGATGCCACAAGCATTCGAATCTATAGATGAGATTGTCCACAACCAAATAATGGCAGTAGACTCGGAGCACTATGATAGGAACCTGCTGGTAGAGATATACAGAAATCTATGATCAAATTCAAAACACTTACTGTAAAAAATTTTATGAGCGTGGGTAACGTCACCCAGGCCATTAATTTCGAAGGACAGGATTTGACACTGGTGTTGGGACAAAACATTGACTTAGGTGGTGATGATGCAGGATCAAGAAACGGCACAGGCAAGACTACAATTTTAAATGCACTGTCATTTGCACTGTTTGGTGATGCACTCACAAACATCAAGCGAGACAATCTTGTGAACAAAACCAACGAAAAGAATATGCTAGTTTCCTGTGAATTTGAAATCAACGGTAAAAAATACAAGATAGAGCGTGGACGCAAACCTGCTTTGATCAAATTTTATGTAAATGGTCTAGAAGAAACAGATGATGAAGCACAAGGCGATTCTCGAGAAACACAAAAAGATATCACTAAACTATTAGGCATGAGTCATATTATGTTCCAGAACATAGTTGCACTGCACACCTACGCACCACCTTTTTTTGGATTAAAGGCGGCTGAGCAAAAAGATATCATCGAACAACTACTTGGTATCACTGTGCTGTCTGAAAAGGCAGATGTATTGAAGGACGAAATAAAAGATACCAAAGAAATTATCAAAGAAGAAGAAATAAGATTAACAGAAATAGAACGCAACAATGAAAAAATACAATCGTCCATCGATGCTCTGGAAACACGACAAAGAGGTTGGAGAGCACAACACAAAGAAGATATCGACAAACTTACACTGAGTTTAGAAGAATTAATGAAAGTTGATATTAAAGAAGAAATTGAAAAACATAAAAAATTAGAAACATACAGAGAAAACTACGAAAAGAAACGTACTTGGGAAAGAGAACTTGCCACTGTGCAAACAGCTTTAAAACAATCAACCAAACAACTCACAGACATATTAGAATCTATCGATAAAACACAGAACAAGACCTGTCCTACCTGCGGCGGAGCCATGGAGGATGGCAAACATCAATCAATGGTCAGCAAGTTAGAAACTGATAAATCAGAGTTTGAAAAATACATAGAAGATCTCGTAACTCAAGAATCAGGATTGTTAGAGAAAATACAGTCAATAGGCGACCTAGAACAGCCTGAAACATACTATGACACAGCACAACAGGCATACAAACACGAAAACACTGTGGAATACTTAGGAGAGCAACTAGAATCAAAGACCAAAGAAACCGATCCATATCAGGAACAAATTGACGACTTGAAAACATCTGCTGTACAGGAACTGTCATACGATAAAATGAACAGTCTAAGAAAACTACAAGATCATCAAGAATTCTTGTTTAAACTGTTGACATCTAAAGACAGTTTTGTACGGAAAAAAGTAATAGATCAAAATCTTACGTATCTAAATTCAAGGCTAGCATTTTATCTATCAAAAACAGGATTACCACACAAGGTGGTATTCCTTTCAGATTTGACAGTAGAAATTACAGAGATGGGGAGAGACCTTGACTTTGACAACTTGAGTAGAGGTGAAAGAAACAGACTCATCCTCAGCCTATGTTGGGCGTTCAGAGATGTTTGGGAAATGTTGTATCATTCTATCAACACAATGTTCATTGACGAGTTGGTGGACTCTGGTATGGACACAGCGGGTGTCGAAAATGCTATCAGCATACTAAAACAAATTGCACGTGAGCGACACAAGAACATATATCTAATATCACACAGAGATGAACTTCAAGGTCGTGTGAACAATGTATTAAAAGTAACCAAAGAAAATGGATTTACTTCTTATGCATTCACAGACACAGTGACATAGACTACTTTTTCTTAAACATATTGCCGTGAACGCGGACTCTGATGTGTCCGTTGTAATAGTCGTCAGATTCTAATACCTTGCGGGCAAACTGTTCTCTGGCTTCGATGTATGAAAGTTCTGCTTTATTCTTGCAGTAGAATAATATTTCTCTGGTAAATTTTTCTGTTCCAATTTGTTGGACATCTTCCAACAGGGCATCACTAGATCCAAAATAGTCTCTCCAATCCGACTCTACCTTGTATCTTCTTTTGTTTTTCCTGCCTTTGAGAGGAGGCCGTGACTTTTTAAATTCCGCTAATTTTTTACCAATGTACTTCCTACCTGTGGTTGTGTTGGTTATTTCATATACAAATCCCACATAGCCTTCGGGTATGTCTTCCACTGGTTTTCCTTCAAACATCCAAGTCATCTGTGTATCTATCTCAGTTCGAGGTGTGTCAAAATGATCGTGGCATAATATACGAGTGCAAGGCTCGAAGGCAGAAACTCAAACACATTTTTTAGGCTATATAGCATCTCCGGTAATAGGGAAATACGGTGTAACAACACAGGCGAATCCCTTGATGTAAGATAACTCAATGATGTGGCTCTGGCAAGAAAAAGATCCACCCACAGCTTGTTTGTAAATTATTCAATCGAGGTACAAACAAGTCGCGTTGTATAGAATGAGCTAACGGGTACAGCACAACCGCCCGGCGTGAAGTAGCGAGATTGGATGACTGCGATACAAACGTGATGTATCAAAGTGATAGTTCTGCTTAACAGCAGAATTATGACTGCTCATCAACGTGATGGCGACAACTTTACTTCGTAAAAAAAAGGCTCGAGCGTAAGCGATGAGCGATTGACGAAGTCAATCCTTAAGCGTCTTTAGTTCCTGTATGATGTTCAGTATCATACTCTTTGATAAAATCTTGTAATAATAAGTCCACACGGTTTTCGTCTACGTGCTTCTGCAAAAATTCAAACAATAGATTGGCAACTTCTTTGGGGGAATGATTCATCAGCATTCCTTTTAGTATCAATTCTACACGCGACCTCTTCTGTTGGGGTGTGAGCACCTGGCGTTTAGATGTGGTTATCTCTGCTGTCATGAACGTATATTAATTAATGTGTGTGATCGGATGCATAAAGTTGTGCTTTAATTACAGCAACGGCATCTTGGTCTTCTTGACCGTCTCGATGTTGTCTTTGACTATCTTGTTCATTATTTCGCGATCCTCCCGCGAAAGCATATGTGCTTCTTCATAACCGAGACCACCACGCATATACCAGCACAGTCTGGCCAATTGGTCTTTCAGTTGCTTGTTGCGATTTTCTTGGTCTTTGAAAAAAGGCTCTAACTCAGACGGCTCGAGCGTGAGTATCTTGATCCGAAAAAATTTGAGTTGTCCATTGATATCGGCACCGTAAATTTCTCAGGTGCCCCTTCCTTGACAAACTCTGCCGGAGTGGACACTTCCACTGGTTTGATCTTGCCCAGTGCCTTGCCCTGATTGTCGATGTGTTCTCTGATCGTGTTGGCCTGATTGGAATTCATATTATCCACAAACTCTTTGATGTAGTTGGAATCAGTGACTTCCGTTCCTTCAGTATTGATGCTGACGATGGCCGACAACATATTGTTGATTGTGAGATCAGTCATATTTCTAAAGATTTTAGAAAAGTAGTCGCTCTTTTCAGTCGGCTTCATATCACTGTTTTGAGCCAACTGCGAAATCATTCTCTGTTCTTCGAACGTGCGGAGTGCGAGATTGGTAAACTGTCTGTAGTTGGTTGGTCGTGTCCTCACAGTTAGTTCGGGTGAAAGGCTGACGTATTCGTTGAATTCGTTTTTGTTGATGCTGTCCATCAAAGTTCTAAGATCTGTGGTAAATGACATCTGCTTGTTCACTTTGGGCACTGTGACATCCATTTCCATCGACTCGCCAAATGACGCAATCCTGATCGCCACCAATATGGTGTCCATATCCATCATAGGTAGATGCCATGGATCTTTGATGCCGGGTACACAGGATTTTATCACATCCACAGTGGCCTGGCCGTTCATCAGTGCATCAGGTGTGTTCAGTGTCATTTCGTCTCTGGCCGTCATGGCATACACAGCCAGTTCGTCTGCTGTGTCGAATACGATGGTGCCAACCGGACAGTGCAGTCCTTTGGATGGCAATTTGATGTAAATCACCGGTTGTCTAAAGTGTTTGCTTAACGGATTGTTTGAATCTACCATAATTTCCTTGTTATAAATATGTATTGCAAAGGTTATTTATATACACAGAAAATGGCAGATTTTAATCAGGTTAACATAGGAGGCGTGGACCTTAAAATACCAGAAAAGGGTTTCGCATCAGAAGAAACACTGGCAAGATTGGTAAAGGCCCTTGATCCTAAAAGAGGCACACCTAAATCAGATCCTGTCGAACAGCAGACGCAGAATACCAAAAAGAAGTACATCAACATACTTGGTAAATCCATTGCGGTCACTTCAGCACTCACCAAGGCCTTCGACGGCTTGGGTTCAGTTCTGCGGGGAACAGCCGGCGTGTCCAAGGCCATCATGGATCTCAACGGATCCTTCAGTTCCTTGGGCGGGATGATCGACTATGGTGTGAGGATGTTGGAAGACTCATTTGTGGCCAAGATACCCATAGTGGGGGGATTCATCACAGATGCCGCCTACGCCACAGCAGAAATGACCAAACTGCAATTGGAATTCATGGATCAACAGCGTGGAGCCTATTCGGCGTTCTCACAGGCCGGCTTTGCCGCAAGTGTCAATCTAGACAAGTTCCAAAACTCTGTGTTTGACGCAAATCTTAATCTCCAGCAGTTCACTGGCATCATGGCAGAAAACACCCAGGGACTGAGATTGGCATTTGGTAGTGTAGAGGGTGTGCAGAAGAATTTTGTCCAAAGCCTGAGCGAAATGACATCGCCCAAATCACCGTTCGGAATGAGCCTGAGATTGCTGGGACTGGGGTCAGAAGAGATTGCCGGCGAGTTTGCAAACTTCGTGGAAACACAGAGAAGAAGCAGAAATCTACAGATACTCGACGAAGGTGAATTGCGAGATGCCGTTCAGGAAAGAGCGAAGAACGAGAGGATACTGGCGGAATTCACTGGAATGAGTGTGCAGGAACAAAGACAGGAACAGATGGCACTGATGGGAGATATGGCCTACCAGGCAGCTCTGTTGCAGAAGGTTCCCGCTGAATTCAGAGACGAAATGACACAGTTGACTGCGGCATTTTCACAGTACGGACTCGGCGATATGGCCAAACAGATTTTAGGATTCAATCAGGTGCTGTCACCGGAGACTGCATTGATACAGGCGGCGGTGCCGGAACTGTCAGGAGCCATACAAGACGCCCAAGCGGCCATAATGAGAGGTGAAGAACCAGCGGTGGCCATGGCACCTGTGCTAGATCTCATCAAGGGTAACATCGACAGCTTGTTGCCATTGCTAGAACTTGGATTGATTCCAGGTGCAGAGCAGTTTACCACATCCATCGGACAGATGGTGGCCCAGTCACTGGAAAATGAAACACAACTGGAAAACCTCAACAAATTGATGGGCACCAACTATGCCACCACCACAGAAGCCATGGAAGCATTCAATGAAAAATATGATATGGCACTGGAAGATGCCGCACTGTTGGCCAAGAAATTCGAGGAATCAGGACTGTCTTTCGACGAGTTTGCCGCACAGCAAGGCCTGTCCAATGCCGTTGATGCCAGTGTGCTGAAACTGGCCGCACAAAATGCCGGCATAGAAGAAGCACAGACAGAGATGCAGAAAGCGGTACACACATTGACGACCAACTTCAGAGGAGTCGCAGATGTGGCATTAGGACTACAAACGGCATTTGCTGATCTACTCAAGGAAATGGGATACGAAATTGACGATCAAGGCACAATCATCAACAAGAAGTCAATGACATCAACATTGGGGGAGAAAATGTTTGATGCCAATCCAGAATTACCCGGCATACAACTTTTCAACTTCAAAAGACAAGGACTAGCAACAGGCGGACCTGCTATGGGTGGCGGATTGTATATGGTGGGCGAACGCGGACCCGAACTGCTTGCCATGGACGAGGGATCATCTGGTTATGTGTACAACAACTCAGACACTAGAAAATTGATGTCGATGGCCACACCAAGATACAACGGTGGACCTGTGGGAGATAATATGATGGCCACTATGAAATTCCTAGACTCTGAAGGTCTCGAAGGTACAAGAAAATACGAAGATAGATTTGAGATAGCATACACAGAAACCATACCTTTGATTGCTGAAATGATGTCTAAAGAATATGCCAAACAGATGGAGAAATACAAGGCAAGTGGTAAATCACTGGACATAAATGATGGCAACTACGATGAAGTGTTCGACAATATGGTATTCAAAGGCGGTGGCGGAGCTGTTGTGGGAGAACTGAGAAATATCAATAAAAACCTTAAAAATATACTTGGTAAAGCATATTCAGGCAATGGCTATTATTAACACTTGCAATTAGGAAAAAAGATACATATAATATAAACAATGAGTTGGAGAAAATATTTTAATTTGGTAAAAGCAGACGGGTCTATGTCACCGGTCAGCGGATCATCGTCAGCAGGCAATCCTATGTCGGCGGTGGGTCGTAGAAACTACACATCATACCTTCCTGAGGTTTACACGGGCCATCCCAACAGGATGGAACGCTACTTCCAATATGATCAAATGGATCAGGACTCGGAAGTCAATGCCGCACTGGACATCATCGCAGAATTTTGTACACAGAAAAACAAAAAGACTGAAACTCCATTCGAACTCAAGTTCAATGACTCGCCCACAGAAACAGAAGCACTGATCCTCAAAGATGCTGTGCAACAGTTCACATCACTCAACGACTGGAACCGAAGAATATTCAGGATGTTCCGCAACGTGTTGAAGTACGGTGATTCGTTCTTCATCAGAGATCCAGAGACACAGGAACTGATACACGTACACGCTTCCAAGTGCGACAAGATCATTGTCAACGAATCTAAAGGCAAGGAACCAGAACAATATGTGTTCAGAGATCTAAATTTAAATCTAGAATCACTGAGTGCATCTCAAGTGACTGCCAATGTGACTTATTCATCTCCGGGTTCATCAGCAACATCAGATCAAGGATATGGTCAGAACAGAGGCGGCGCCTATTCAGGACCAGGATCATACAATGCGGCCACAGCTGGCGGACGATTCAACACCACATACAACCAATACGCCATCGACGCCAACCACGTGTGCCATATTTCGTTGAGCGAAGGGTTGGATTCAAACTTTCCATTTGGTACATCAATATTAGAAACTGTATTCAAAACTTTCAAGCAAAAAGAATTATTAGAAGACGCAATCATCATATATAGAGTCCACAGAGCACCTGAAAGAAGAGTGTTCTACATCGATGTAGGTAATATGCCTTCACACATGGCCATGGGATTCGTGGAACGTGTGAAAAATGAAATACACCAAAGACGTATTCCATCGATGTCGGGCGGAAGCAACAAGATGGATGCAACCTACAATCCACTATCAATCAACGAAGACTACTTCTTTCCACAGACAGCAGAAGGCAGAGGTTCAAAGGTTGAAACACTGCCAGGCGGTACTAACTTGGGTGAGATAGATGACCTAAGATACTTTACTAATAAATTGTATCGTGCTCTGAGAATTCCAAGTTCTTATCTTCCAACAGGTCCAGATGATGGAGCAAACCCACAGTATTCAGATGGCAGAGTAGGTACAGCATACATCCAAGAATTAAGATTCAACAAATACTGCGAAAGACTGCAGGACATAGTATCACCAGCAATCAACCAAGAATTCAAACTGTTCCTAAAGAACAGAGGCATCAACATTGACACATCATTGTTTGATCTTTCATTCACAACACCACAAAACTTTGCGGCGTACAGACAGATCGAATTGGACACACAGCGAGTACAGGCATTCCAGCAAATAGAACAGACACCATACCTATCCAAAAGATTTGCTATGCAAAGATATCTGGGTCTATCTGAAGAAGAAATTGCACAAAATCAGAAGATGTGGGCAGAAGAACACGGTGAAAGCAAGGATGATGCAGTCAAAGGCAATGACCTACGCAATGTAGGACTAACAGGTGGCGGAATATCCTCTGATATGAACGACCAGACAGAACCACAAGATGACGCTGACATAGAAGCACCAGACACTGATGATGCTGGAGCAGGTACCGGCGATGCGCCACCGGAAGAGTAAATACAGTAATGCAACTATTTGAATTTTTTGAAGCCATAGACGACGATCACTACAAAGCATCAGACGACAAGACCAAATACGATTTGGATGACACTCGAAAATCGAGACTGACACTTGAAATGATCAACAATCTAAGGATGCAGATCCAAGCAAGACGCAAAGAGAAACAAGAGTCGGTCCAACTCTATCAAAAAATGTACGGATCATCAGTTGCGGACTCAGCCGAGTCACTCTAAAATAACTACAAACATCAATGGCAAGAAGAGCAAAATTTAAAGAAACCGCCTTGCGGGCAGTCCTGGAAGGCAAGAGCACATTCAAACAGTTTGGTAAAACTAGACTTGTAGATGACTGGCTGTCTCCGGAAGAAAAAAAGAATGCGAAATCTCTGCTAGAAAAAAGGCTCAACAACAAGCAAGAGCAGGCAAAAAAGGAAGCGGAACAACCCCGCACAGCGCCAATAATTCCGGTTACTCCTCCTTCAAGGCCAAAAACTACAAATACTAAAGCAGTTTTCAACCCACAGGCAGATTGCTGTTTTATCATTGCTAACGGTATGTCCAGGGCAAGCTTTGATCTAAAACAATTAGTAGGCAAAGGATACATCATTGGAATGAATGTGTTGCCTTTGGTAGAAAACTTTTGGCCCAACGCACTAGTAAGTGTAGACATTGCAACAGTGAAACATATCTGTGAGCAAAATGTTCCTAGCAAGTTAGAAATGTGGAGTTATCCGCGTGGTGGTGTTAAAGACCCAAGAGTGATAAAATTGGACAAGGACTGGGGGTGGAGTTCAGGACCCACAGCAACACGTATTGCGTTAGAAAAGAAAAATTTCAAGACACTTTATATATTAGGTATGGATTTCTTTGGTCTTACACCAGACGGAAGGATTGAGGAAAAGAAAGGTAGCAAGATTAATAATATGTACGCTGGCACCACAAGGTATCGTAAAAAAGGGTCGGATCGCACTTATTTTGGTAATTGGCTCAATCAAATGGTGCAGAATACCGCTAATCATGAGGATGCTACATTCTATCACGTTGTACTGCCAAATCAGCAGTCTCCGGCAAGATTAGCCGAAAAAAAGAACTGGATTGACATAACCTACGACGAATTCCAACAGCATCTCCAAAAGATGCCCAAAAAAGAGTCTTAAAAGGCACCTTTTAAGGGACGTTTATGTAAATAACTGGCAAAGGAGACAAACTTATGTCAGATAAATTTGAAAAACTCCTTGATTTGTTAGTAAATGAGCAAAAGGAAGACGCAGAAAAACTATTCCACGATATCGTAGTAGAAAAATCACGAGAAATCTACGAAGGTATCCTTGCTGAAGACGACAAGTCAGAGGAAGTTTCTGAAACTGAAAAATCATCCGACAAAGCTGAGGGTGACGAAGTTGAGGAAGCAAAAGAAGAATCAAAAGATTCAGAGGACGAAGAAGTTAAAGAAGAGTCCAAAGAAGAAGTTGAAGAAGAAACTGTAGAAGAAATCGGCGGTGATCAAACTGACGACTTACTTTCAGACATCGAAGCAGAAGCAGACGGCATGGAACCAGAAATGGGTGATGACGAAGGCGAAGGCGAAGAAGCAGAAGCATCAGATGAAGTTGATGCAAAGTTCGATCCATTAGAGAAAGAACTTGATGCTCTTAAAGCCGAATTTGCAAAAATGATGGATGGCGAAGAAGCAGAAGAATCATTTGCTCCTGAATTAGAAGCAACTGAAGAGCCTGCTGAAGCAACTGAAGAAACTGTTGAGTCAAAAGACGAAGCAGAAGAGGTTGAAGAGTCAACAGAAAAAAAAGATGCTGATACATTGATCAGAGAATACTCTGAGCAAGTTAAAGCTGACTTAGCCGACCACGCAGACAACAAAAAATCACCAAATGCATCAAGCAAAAAGATTCCATCTGAAGCAAAATCTGTAAAGATGGATCAAGGTGGTGAAGAAACAGGCGGCGTTGGTAAAGCATTTACAGGTGACACAGCAAAAGATATGGGTGTGAAGGCGAAAAACGAGCCAGGCATCAAATCTGCTAAACTTGAAAATGCTCCAAAGGCAGACGAAGGCGATCACGCAGACAATAAAACTACACCGGTAGCGAAAAAATAAGGATAGATGACTATGCGTTTACTAAGAGAAAACTTAACTTTTGATCAAGCAAAAGTTATTGTTGAAAACACAGAAGACGGCAAAGATCTTTTTATGAAAGGTATTTGTATACAAGGCGGTGTAAAAAACGCCAACGAACGTGTCTATCCAGTAAACGAAATCGCTAACGCAGTGAAAAAAATATCCGACCAAATCTCCGGGGGCACATCAGTCCTCGGAGAGGTTGATCACCCAGAAGACTTAAAGATCAACTTGGACAGAGTTAGCCACATGGTTGAATCGATGTGGATGGATGGACCAAACGGATATGGAAAATTAAAAGTATTACCTACCCCAATGGGTAAGCTTGTAGAAACAATGCTACAATCAGGCGTAAAACTAGGCGTATCAAGCAGAGGCTCAGGAAACGTGGACGAAGGAAGTGGTAACGTGTCAGACTTTGACATTATTACCGTTGATGTTGTTGCACAACCGTCGGCTCCTAATGCTTATCCAACTCCAATATATGAAGGTTTGTTTAATATGACAGGCGGTTCGCAAATATTTGAAGTTGCAAAAGCAGTGAAAGACGACAACAAGGCACAAAAATACTTAAAGGATGGAGTAATCCGTTTAATTAAGGATCTAAGGATAAAATAAGGAGACAAAATCATGTTAGACGTAATAAAACAACTCCTTGACAAAGACCTGGTAACAGAAGAGACACGTACTCAAATCGAAGAGCAATGGGAATCTAAATTATCAGAAGTCAAAGAAGAAGCAAAGACTGAGGTTAGGGAAGAGTTTGCAAAGCGTTATGAACACGATAAGGCTCAAATGGTTGAAGCTATGGACCGTATGATGTCAGAAAATCTTCAAAAAGAAATCACTGAATTCGTTGAAGATAGAAAACAACTTGCGGCAGAAAGAGTTGCATACAAAACAGCGGTAGCGCCTCATAAAGAGATGCTAACAAAGTTTGTAAAAGACTCTTTGGTTTCAGAAATGAAAGAGTTACACACAGAACGTAGATCAATGGCAGACCAACTTGCTACTCTTGAAGCATTTGTGACAAAAGCACTTGCAAAAGAGATCAACGAGTTCAATGCTGATAAACAGGCTGTCGTGGAAACTCGTGTTAAACTTGTGAAGGAAGCAAAAGAAAAATTTGCTGAAATCAGAAGTGCATTCATTAAGAAGGCATCTAAAATTGTTGAATCAACAGTTGCTGAAAACATCTCAAAAGAAATGACACAGTTCAAACGAGATATCAAAGCGGCTAGAGAAAACAACTTTGGTAGAAAAATATTCGAAGCGTATGCTTCAGAATATATGACTTCTTACCTAAACGAGACTTCAGAAGTTCGTAAGATGCAGAAGCAACTCGACGAGGCCCACAAGAAAATCACTGAGACAGAAACAATTTTAGAATCAACGAAGGTTGAAAAATCAAGAGTTGAAGACAAAGCTAAAAGAGAATCTGCACTCAATGAATTACTTGCACCTCTATCAGGAGACAAGAAAGAAGTAATGAACAACTTATTAGAGTCTGTACAGACAGATAAGTTAAAAGATTCTTTCAACAAATATCTACCTCACGTAATGAAGGAAGGCAAACGTTCTTCAATTATTACTGAGTCAAAAAAATCAGAAACAACAGGCGACAGACAGGCAAAAATACAGGCAGAAGATAACAACGAGGATGTGTCAAACATCCGCAAACTAGCAGGTATTAATTAAGGAGAAAATGAAAATGACATCCGCTATATTAGAAAGCAAATGGCAAGAAACTAAGTCAGCACTTATGGAAGGTGTTGCTGGTACTAAGGCCAAATCATTGGATGTGGTCCTTGAAAACACACGCAAATACCTGTCAGAGACAGCAACAGCTGGCGCAACTAGTGCCGGTAACGTAGCAACTCTGAACAGAGTGATTTTGCCTGTGATTAGAAGGGTCATGCCTACTGTGATCGCAAACGAGATCGTTGGTGTACAACCAATGACTGGTCCAGTTGGTCAAATCCACACATTAAGAGTAAGATATGCTGATACATCATCTGGAACTACTACAACAACACCAGGTGAAGAAGCATTATCACCATTCAAGATCGCAGAAGCATATTCTGGAGATAACAGTTCAACTAAGGCAGCTTCAACAGCGGCATTAGAAGGTTCTGCAGGTAAGAGATTGAATGTACAGATCTTAAAACAAGTAGTTGAAGCTAAATCAAGAAAACTATCAGCAAGATGGACTTTTGAGGCAGCTCAAGACGCTCAAGCACAACAAGGCATCGACATCGAAGCAGAAATCATGGCGGCATTAGCACAAGAGATTACTGCAGAGATCGACCAAGAAGTGTTAGGGTCATTAAGATCATTAGCAGGAAGTGCCGCGGCGACTTTTGACCAGTCTGCTGTATCAGGTACTGCTACATTCGTAGGTGACGAGCACGCCGCTCTTGCAATCTTAATCAATCAACAAGCAAACTTGATCGCACAAAGAACAAGAAGAGGTGCGGCTAACTGGGCAGTTGTTTCATCAGAAGCATTAACTATCCTACAGTCAGCAACAACTTCAGCGTTCGCAAGATCAACTGAGGGTGTATTTGAAGCACCAACAAACTCTAAGTTTGTAGGAACTTTAAACAACTCAATGAGAGTGTATGTTGATGGTTACGCACCGACAGGTACAGATGTATTATTAGGCTACAAAGGTTCATCAGAAGCAGATGCGGCCGCGTTCTATTGCCCATACATTCCGTTAATGTCATCAGGTGTTGTGTTAGATCCGACATCATTTGAACCAGTAGTAAGCTTCTTAACAAGATATGGTTATGTAGAGTTAAACAACACTGCATCATCACTTGGTAATGCGGCTGATTACTTGGCGAAAATTTCGATATCTAACGTATCATTTAGCTAATAGACTTATATTAAGGGGGCGTATTTTTTATGCCCCCTTTTTTTGTGACTAAATATTTTCACGTTCAGGCCACCAGGTCCGGAAGTAGCATAAAGCGAAGGAACGCACCTAAACTTTAATATAGGGAGGGTGATATGAACTTTAAATGGGATTTAAAGAAACCCTTGGCAGAACTAAAACGTAAAATAAGTGCAACAGCAATTTTGCGTAAACGTTCAAAAGACTCAATAGCAAGACCAAAAGCCAAGCATAACATTACATCTAAAGATGATCGTATGCAGGGCATATAAGATTTGATTGCTATAAATAGTTACGAGTATTACTATGAAAGCAAAAGAATTCTTATCAGAACGAGGTATTAATATCAACATACCTATCAACATCACCATACCAAGTGATGGAGAAGATATCTCTGTGAATGCAGGCAAAGATACCACAGCACCAGAAGACAAATATTCTATCTCTCCATTACAACAGGAATTAGAATTACAAAAAGCCGACCTAGGCAAACAAAGTAAAGCAATTGAACAGATTACTACTGAAGATGAATATTCACAGCCTATGACTGTGCAGGATCATCTTGCAAAGTTAAAAAAAATCTACAAGGAAACCGCAGAACCACAGGAGGCATAATCAATGGCGATCAGAAAGATCAAAGCTGCCTTGGTTAATACCAGAGATGCTCCGGATTATAACACGGAGGTGGGATACCTATTCTATGATGCTAACCCCAACGGTGATAGAACACTAAGAATTTCAGATGGTGTCACACCTGGCGGCATTCCATTACTTGCATCAGGTGACTCGTCGGTGGGATTATCTTCAGCAACACTTAAAGTTGCAGACGACTCGTCCACCACGTCGACGTTTGATCTAAGTGGCACTGGTGAAACTATCAAGATAGCGGGCGCCGGAGGCATCACAACTTCTATCTCAGGTGACACTCTCACTATCGATGGTACCGCTGTGCAAGGTGCTTCATCATTGAGTGTGTTTGCAGATGATTCAACCAATATGGAAGTGGATCTCAACAATCAAGATTTAACAGTGAGCGGTGGCAACTCGATCACTACATCTACATCATCCACACAAACACT